CGCTGGCAGATTGACGCACATGGCCATTGGCGTAGTAATGGCAAGACCGTTGAATTGCCACAGGATGACCCGGCACTGTTGCGGGATATGGAAGGTTCACAGGTCTACAACTGGCACAAAGATTTTTCCCGCAATAACGGCTATGACCACGAGCAGCACGTCGCATTCAATGAGGCGATGGGCAATCGACTGCCCGCCCGCTTTATGCTCATGCCGCCACAAGCGCCTGAGGAATACGAAGACTTCGTTTGGACAGATGTACTATTTATGCGCACGCTCAATATGTCCCAGGCCAAGCGCCGGGTAGAGAAACACGTTTGCCCTTTCCCGATTGACATTGTAGAGCGACTCATCCGCCGCTTTAGCAACGAAGGTGAAACAATCCTAGACCCATTCAGTGGGTTGGGCACAACAGTTGTCACCGCAATCAAAATGGGGCGTAGCGGTATCGGCGTGGAGTTGAACCCGCAATACTACGAAGCATCGCTGGGCTATGCCTACGAAGCAGAGGTAAAGCGTTCGTCACCTTCACTGCTAGATATTTTTGACGAAGCTAAAGTAGAAGATGAATTCGATTATGTCGAAGTCAGTTAGCCTATGATGACCTACCTACTCACCACCCTGGCCGCGTGGCTGCTCTCGCTGACAATGCGGCCAGGGGTGCGGTATGGTGGCGATAGCCTGCGCTGGAACGTGCTGCGGGCACTCATCAAAGAGCGTGACGGCCACAAGTGCCGCCAGTGTGGGGCAAAGGCCAGCTACGGTAGAGTACGCCTAGAGTGCCATCACGAGCGCAGGGTGGCAGACGGGGGCAGTCATGCGCCGTGGAATCTGACGACACTGTGTAAGCCGTGTCACGACAAAAGACACCGGGAGAAATGAAGAATGAATGCAGAAACTGGACAAATGATTGAGGAACTGGTCTCCGAAGGGTGTTATTCACTTCTGGTTGATATGGAGTATATAAGACCCGGCGACAGGACAATGCAATTCTCCGTTATGATCAGGAACGAGAACGGCGATATTGTTGCGAAGAAGTGCGATCCCGATTTGGCAAAGATTGTCACTCAACTTTATACAGAATTCATAGGCGATCCTATAGACGAGGAAGAGAATGATTACGACTATCCCGAAGCCGATGACTATACGCCTGGAGGCGAGGATGACACAAACGTATAGGCAATTGGAAACAGGCGAGAGGAAAGCACGGCAAGACTTCCCCCTGTTTTCTCCTTTGTGTTGTGGTGAACGGTGAGAGGAACGAAAAGACGCCCGACCTGTCTTCAGCAGGGCGGGCGTCTTGCGTTCAGTGTAGCACGGTTGTTCTAAAAGGGAAAAGCCCCGGTCTGCAATGGCCGGGGCTTTTTTTGTTGTAAACTGCGTCGTAAGCCATGACGTGATTTTTGGGTGAAATTGGTCTGATTTTGGCTGTTTTGGGGGTTGACATTGCAAGATGCATGTGTTATGCTAATCTTGCAACGGGAGAAACGGAGTATCCCGGATAACACAGAGGAGATTGAACAATGACCACGTTTATTGTAGGCGGCACAAAGAAAACACTGAGGATGGACGACAGAAACGGTATCGACCACAGTGCCGATTTTATCGGCAACACAGCCCACGGCATGACAATCGACAGCGAAGGAAATTACATTGCCAGCGCGGACGACTTCGCCTGGTGGGAGCGGGTAATCTCTGAGTATATGGCAATGGACGAACAGATAGCAGAGTACACAGACAAGTACGGATACGACGCGGTTGATTCCTGGTTAGAGACCACCCACGCCTACGATTCCGACCTTGAAGATATGCCCAGCCGCGTATCGGCAGCACTCGCCGATCTGAAGGATGCGACATAATGCCAGGCGTAACCCGCTCTCGCAGCAACGCCATCCAAGCCAGCGCAGCCCGTATCGTTTCAGAAGCGGGCGGAGTGAAGTATCTTGACAATCTATCCGGGGACATTCGGCGGGCTACGCTGATTGTCCTCTATAAACAACTACATGAAGCCGAATCAGTCCACTACGACACAGCCCGAAGTCACATCGCCCGTGCGTGTCGTAGAGCCAGAGGCCAAACAATCCCCCCGGATGGATGGGGGGGGAAGCGATAAAAAAACGCCCCGGCCACCACAGGTCGGGGCGTTTGTTATTCTCCCTCTCGAACGGTTGTGCTACCGTAAGGGATATGCTAGAATAGGCCAGTGCGGCGGTGTAACGAGGAGGCGGCCTTGCTGGTGATTGACCCGGAGCGATTGACAGCCCTATGCTTGCGCTGGCCGAGTTGCAGCCGTGGGAAGGCGATCCTATAGACGAGGAAGAGAATGATTACGACTATCCCGAAGCCGATGACTATACGCCTGGAGGCGAGGATGACACAAACGTATAGGCAATTGGAAACAGGCGAAGTGATTCAGGGTGGCAGAGTGATTTCATAATCCACCCCACCACCCCCACACAGAACCGCCCCTAATCCGGGCGGTTTTTTGTTGCCCTAACGAAACAAAAACCACAGCAAAACCGTAGAACTTACAATTGCAACGCCCGCCCACAGGTACAGCGTCCTCAGTGTGGGCAAGCCATCAATGCGCTGCTGCAAGTCGCTTACCTGTTCAGTCAACGCACGCAGGCGGCCATTCAGTACGACGGGTATCTCTACGCCGGGGTGGGTACTATCCAACAACTGTATGGCCGTTCGAAAAGCAGACGATACGCTGTCACTCAGTTTCAGCGAGTTGTAAAAAGTCACAGCAAACTGATTGGCTACATTGTCGCCCACATCGTCACGCCAGCCAACGACGTAATCAGCGCCGTGGCTATGCAGCCTTGCCGCTGGTACAAGAGACCGGCACGCATTCAGTACAATCAACCGTGGCCGCTTGTCCCCCAATGCATTGACAAACATCTCTACCGACAGCGGCCCGTCCGACAATTCCAGTTGCATTGTATTGCCGTGCCCGGCGAAGTGAATGATGTCGAACTGTGTACTTCTCAGGTTCGACAAGACCTCCCGGTGAGTCACAAGCCCGTTCAGAATTGTCGGCGTATTCTGCCCGGCTGCGGCAATCAATTCGGAAAGTACCTGCAAATCGCTTGCCGGTGCAATGAGCAAAATACGCATAAGCTACACGCTCGCAAAATCACGAAACTGCTGTTTGATGTCAGAGATTGACCCGCTTTTTGTCATCAACGATACGCAAGGCGATACGCCCCGCGCATAGTTGCGCAAAGCAGCAAGAGGCATAGCGGATAACAGAATAGTCGGCGGAAAGTCAGCGCCCAATTTGCCCCGTGCATTGGCGATAAGTGTCTTACCGTTGATGATAGGCATCATGGCATCTACGATTACCAAATCATAATCTGACCAGTCCCGTACATCGGCGTCAAACTGATTGCAGGTGTCCGCATCAATGCCCGCCTCTTTCGCCAGAATGAAGAGCAGGCGCAATTGAGACAGGTCGTCGTCAATCAGCAGAATCCTCTTCATTACCCACCTCGCCCTTTTCCGCCAGCAAATCCTCACACGTCTGGCGCACGGAATCCCAGCGGATGACTTGCTCTTGTGCCGACGCCACCTGCTGCTGTGCTTCTGCAAGGCGCTTTTGCCATTCGGGAATTTGCGCCTGTGCCTGGGCTAGTTTGGCCTCTACTTTGTCTCTCATTGCCCGCCCTCCGCTGGTGTCACGGGCACACCGGGAAACAAAATGCCGCCCGGCACAAGCTGGGCATAGCCCGCCTGCATCTGTTCCATCAGCGCCATCACCCCGGCCATAGATTGACGAAGCAGGGCCACTGCATCCCCCACCGGCGCTTGCTTTGTGGCGTGGTACTCTCCCAGCGCTGCCAGCGGCCCGCCTTCCCCCAGCGCCGTTTCTAATTCGACATATGCCGCTTCGGTGCGGGCAATCGCCGTGTACATCTGGCCCGCTGTCGCCTGCACCCCCCCCCGTGCGTCACGGTAGGCGACCAGTAGTGTCTCTGTTTCTTGATTGCTGCTGTCCACAATATACTCTGCCATTGTTTGCGCTCCTTATGCGTCTGCGTAGAAATTCAGCCAACGGCGTGTGCCGTTGACGGTAATTTGCATTCGGCCTGCATACACCCCCGCCGCGTCGGTGCTAATGTTGGTGGCATTGCCCGTGCCAGAAGTACCGACGAAATCAATAAAATCCTGGTCGGTGTCCGCCTGATCCAAAGACAGCACAGGCGCAGCGCCGCTGGCATCTGACTGGTCGACGGTTAGCTGTGCATTGTCGGAGCCTGTGCCCGCTCCGATGTGTCCGTTGATATGGAGGTACAGGCATTCTTGCGTGACCGACCCTGTTGATTCGTTTGAAAATCCGAATCTAGCAATGTTCGCATTGTATCTTGCGTGCAGCCAGCGGACTCCCCCATCACTATTATTATTTTGAATAGCCCAACCAAATGATTCATACGGGCTTGACAGATACGGTCCTAAACGAAGTTCCGGGACCGTATCTGTCCCTCCGCCTGCGATCACTTGCACCGCCGTAAACGTATTTGCCACCCCCCTACCCGCCACCGTCAAATTTTCCGGTATCGTCAATGTAAACGCCCCGGCCAGCGTCACATTGTCATTCACCGTCAGCGTCTTGCCGTCCGCAATGGTCAGCGTTGCGCTTGTGGCCGGTGCGGTTATCGCTACTTTGTTGATGCTGGTGGCCGTCGCCACCCCCAGAATCGGTGTTACAAGCGTCGGGGTATTGGCAAACACAAGCGCATCCGTGCCGGTCTCATCGCTGATAACACCCGCCAGTTGCGCCGACGTGGTGGCCGCAAACTGAGCCAGTGTGCCGCCCAACGCTGGCAAATACGAAGCCGCTAGTTTCTTAGTTGCGGATGCGCTCGTATCCACAATTGCGAAAAAGTCCCCACTATCAGGCGCAGCCGCCAGCGCCGTTAGGTTACTGATTTTTGTATCTGCCATCATTGCCTCCTATGTTGTTACCAACTGTATCCACGAACCGCCTTGCTTGCGGTAAAAAAAATTTGCACTTCCTGCCGTAGAATCAAAGTAAATGTCACCGTTTACGCCCAAGCCAGACGACGGACTACCGGGGCCGCTCACAAGACTAGAGGATGACGCTAACACAATCGCAGGTGCTTCCAGTTTTGTATTGCTTTTGATAACCCCGCTGGCAAAGATTGTGCCAGAAGATGTAATGTTAGAAATTGTGCCATGCGTCCCGTGTATGGCTGTGCCATAGATGTTGTTGTATCTGTTTGTATTGTCTCCTAAATTCAGGCTTGCGTTGGGAATCAAATGTTGATTTAGTCGTCCGTTGAAGTCGATATTGTCAGCCGGTCCATCTCCCAACCCGACGTGTCCGTTTAGATATGTATGTCCTCCGACTGTCATATCTGCGTATGCCTTGAACACTGTGCCAAATGCCCAAACAGTCCCGGCGCTTAATTGACCACCCCAGGGATTCAGCGTGACAGTCCCTTGCCCGGTATCGACATAACTAACAGAGCCGGATGTATGCCTAGCATATAGACGAGAAATGCCATTTTTATTATTTCCTGTGTCGGCATAAAGGTATGTCATATTTGCGCCCGATGAGGCGTCTGCCAACGAAGCCACCCATCCAGTTACGCTTCCGCCTGTTGTCCATGTAACTGAGTTACTGTCAGTCCAAACCGCTGGCTGTAAAAGTTGGATTCCATCGTCATTGATGGAAACAGAGCCACCCGCGGCGCTTACCGTACCGCTGAAATACCCATCCGTTGCCGTCAAAAGCCCCGTAGCAGCGTCCACCTGGAATTTGAGTACACCCGTCGGCGAGTAGGCGAAAATACCGCTACTGTCCACCTGCACGCCGCCGTCAGTTGCCACAGCCGCGCCGGTGCGGAATACCCCCGCTGTGTACGCCTCAAAGACCATCTCTTTGATTGTGCCACTGCTGATATATGGTGGCCGTCCATCCGTGTACAGCGCAAACGTATTGCCGACTGTGCCATAGCCATATAGCCCCGACTGGTCAAGACGCACACCGGGATTTTCGGAGTTGACCACTTGAGAAGGCGCAGAGCCTATCTGGATTGTGCCGTTGCTGGTGTAAAGTTTTTTGCTCTCAACAGTCCAGCCGCCGATACTGCCAGCCGTCGCCACAATCGTGCCGCCAGAAATGTACGAAGCCGCTACAGTCCCAGAAAAGTAGCCCTGGCTTGTCCACATTCCCCAGCCTGTCGGCGTGTGCGTTCCCGGCCCGGATAGCCCGGCAAGCCGTCCGATTTTGGCCCGCACCGTGCCACCTTCCAGCAGCAAAAAAGAGCCATACGGCACAGTACCGCTGTCATCCAAGCCAGTGACAACACCAGTATGTTTGTGGTATGTGTCCCAATCAAACGGCGCTGTGCCCCCGTCAGTAAGCACAACCCGCCCAGCTACCACCTCTCCCAAGTCGGACGCAATCGCTCCCAGCGTGCCGGGATAGCGCACCGCTGACGCAAGCCCAGAGGACGAACCAAAGCCCGCCGCATTGCCTAATCGAGTCAGCGCTTCGATCAACGTAGAGCGATAATAGCCAGCCGTTACGCTGCAAACCATCAGAAAGGTATTGTCACCCGTCACCATCGGTCGGTATTCGATTTGCTGAATCAAAAACGTGCGGCTGATTTCGCTCTCATCGGTGATTAGGTTGTTGTTATTCTGTGCCAACACTCTATCACCCGACTGCTCTAGCAATAGCCGCTCTGTGCCACCTACGTCCACCTCTCCCACGTTGATCGTCAGCAGCTTGCCCGCCAACAGCCCATACTCTGCTACATCCAGCGTAACAGTCTCCCGTCCGTAGGCATTTTCGGTCAACACCTGCGCCGCATACTCCTCAGCCGCCGTCGTGCTACTCAGTTCCTCATTGTAGAATGTACGGGTGATAGTGCGTCCATACGTGGAAATCGAAGCGGCATCGCTGGCCGTCGCTACCACCTGTGTTAGATAGACATAATCAATGGCAATCGAATCACCGGCAGAACAGTAGTTAGTCACTGTCGCATCAATCGACACCGTGCCCGCCTGCAAATCAACCAGATACCACGCCTCACCGCCATCGGCTACGAGGCTATCTTGTGGCGCAAAGCCCAGCCGGTTGCCCCCAGACGTAGCAGGCAAAGGCCCGGCGCTTGTCGTATTTGCCCGAACCTGCACAACCGATTGTATTGGCGTATTTGCTACTGTGTAAACTGATTTCCCGGCCCGATAAATGAATGTTTCGCTCGTGCGTGTGTCCAGATAGCCGCCCAATACAATTACCCGATTCGCTACATTCAGCGTATCCACAGAACGCCGGATACTGCCCCGCAATGGAGGATAGCTGGTCGAATAGTCTGGACTGTCTGAGGAAATCGAAAAGGCAGCGTTGCCCGGTGAAGCTGGATTGAACCACCAGAGATTTTTACTGCCGTCAATAAACCAGTCAGCCCCGGCCCGCACAGCCAACGCATTCAGCGCCGCCCGCAAACTAACATTTTCAAAGCCAATTTCCATTGCTAACTTCTGAGCGTTTACGTATGTGGAGGCGTTGAATCCTTCCCCGCTTAGATAGGTAGAAAACAGATTTGCGACAATCGTTTTGTCAGTGTAATCAACCATTGTAAAGCCATTGTCATAAGGTCCATACGATTTATTGACTGTCACCGTGTCGAATAGAATCGACCAATCTTTGCACTCTACTGAATAGCGTGTGCCGGTCTGCGTATCAACCGCCGACACTTCGACGCCGGTCACGAAGCCACCAAAAACCGTAGCGCCGTCAATGACAATCGTCACCGTATCCCAGCCGCCTGGCTTCAGGTTGCCCGTATTGTCCCAAATATCGAATGAGGCCACGCCCGCATCGTTGCCCACTTGCTGACGCACATAGACAGACGATGACAGCACATTAGCCGACTGGTCAACCCCATCAATTGTTACTGTGACCGTATGGTTTATTGCCCAGGCCATTGATTACACCTAAATTTGTTAGAGTCGCAACCCGCTCATCTCAGCTTCACGCCAGATAGCCCGTGCCAGCTCCTGCAACTTGCTGCGGTCGGTCGGGATTGTACCAGGGTCCACGTTGATATTGATAACCCAACCGCTAGAGGCTGGCAGCGCCCGCATACCTGTGCGGTCTGTCCCGCTACCACTATTCCCATTCTCGCCAAACCACCCCCCCGGAGGCGGGACGGGTTCACCGTTGGGTAATGGGTTCCACTGTTGCATTGTTCTATCAATCAAATCTCGCCAAGTTTGCCAGACATCCGCAAACCCGGAGATTGCTTGTCCTAACTGTGCCATTCCCGCCGCAGCGCCAGCCATATCGCCCTTCGCTAAGGCCTGGCCGATTTCCCAAATCGCTTTGAATGATTCGGCCAGCACCCGCAGCTTGATAACCATACTTTCGATGAGCGTCAAAAACACATTGCCGATTGTGATCATCACGTCTGCAAAGAACTTTCCAAATCCTGCAATTGACCCGCCTTGACCAAAAACGCCCCCGAATGCTTCATTGATTTTAGCCAACTCTTCGCCAATTTTGATTTGGAATTGACTCCATCGGGTTTCGATAAATGGGAGTTGTGTATCAAATTGTGATTTTACATCCTCGAAAAAATCCTTGAATTCCTCTGCCCACTTCTTCACTTCCGGCGCATTTTCGGAAATCCACGAATCAAGAAATTTCTTGAAAATCTCCATTTTCGGCTTGACATGAGTAAGCCAAATATCATTGGCCCAGTCTCGGAAACCCGTCCACTTGTCTTTTAGGTTCTGAATGAGTTCGGCACGTTTTTTTGGATCAGTTATCCAACTGGATAACCAGTCCCATGCGAAAGTCAATCCTGGTTTGATATAATCCTTCCAGATACCGTTTGCCCAGTCTGCAAACGCCCCCGCCCAGTCTCCTAACTTTTCCACCAGCGCACTGCGCTTATCGCCGTCAGTTATCCAACTGGATAGCCAGCCCCATGCGAAAGTCAATCCTGGTTTGATATAATCATTCCAGATACCCCCCGCCCAATCTGCAAACGCCCCGGCCCATTCTACCAACTTTGCCACCAGCGCACTGCGCTTATCGCCGTCAGTTATCCAGCTAGTGACGCTCTTCCACAGTTCGCCCAGCTTCTCCCGTAGTAGCGGAATCTGAGGGGCAACCCACTCTACAAACGCAGCGCCCCATTCGGCCAACTTATCAGATAGCGCCGGCAGAGCCGTGTCAGTAATCCAATTGCCCAGAGAGCGCAGTAGCCCGCCCATCTTCGATATCAATGGCGGTATTTGCGGCTCTATCCAGTCAACAAACGCAGCGCCCCACTCTCCCAGCTTGCGCCCGATAGCAGGCAACGCCGACCCGCCTAGCCATTGCACGAGTTCCCCGACCATGCTGCCCAACTCAGATAGGATACCCGGCACTTGTGGCCCAATCCATTCGACAAGCGCAGCGCCCCACCTGCCCAACGTAGTCATCAATGCAGGCAGACCCGTTCCCAGCATCCAGCGCTCTGCCGATAGCCACATATTGATCAACCCGGTGAAAATGCCCTTGACTGGCCCGCTGAAATCGGTTTTATCGAAGCCGATAGAAAATCCCGTTTTGAACTGTGTCAGCAGGTCTTTTAGCGGCCCGGCAAACGGACGCAACAGGCCGACCATCCCCCGCATCTTCTGAAAGCCCTTCACTAACGATGTGACGCCAGTCTTTACAAATGATGTTGTGCCGCCGATAGCATTCAGACCCCGCGTAGCCATCTCTGCGAAATGGTCAAAGTCCAAATCAATCAGTTTATTCAATTTCTCGGTTATGAATTGCACGCCCTTGCGCGCCAGTGGCGTGAAGGCTTGCCCTAGTTTGATTTTTAGTGTTTCAAAAGAGCCGGATAGCTGTTCGACATCCCCAGCCAAATTGTCAAGCCGATTGGCCGCTTGGCCTGCCGCGTCTACTTTCGACATAGCTACTGCGATTTCGTTGAATCGCTTTGTGCCCACCTCCGCCAGCGTAGCCGCGGTCCGCATAGCGTCAGTGCCAAAAATGGTAGACAGGGCATCAATTCGGGCTGCGTCAGACAATCCACCAAAAGCATTTTGCAATAATCCAGCAATATCGGCCATTGATTTCATGTTGCCGCTGGCATCGAAGAACGCATTAGAGCCGTCAGCCGTCATCAGCCCCAACTGCGCCATTGTACTTGCCGCTTCTTTGCTCTGAGGGACAAGCCGCTGCAGAAAAACTTTGAACGAAGTGCCCGCATCTGAACCGCTGCCAAAAGCCGAAGAAATCGCCGCAATCGTTGTATTGAAATCGTCAAAGCTCACGCCGACTTTTGCAGCCACACCGCCACCTTGACTCAGTGCCAGCGCGTAGTCATTGATGTCAAATTTGCTATTGACCACAACGCCGCTAATGCCGTTGATAGCTCGACTCACCTGTTCGGTGGATAGGCCAAACTGCATCATTGCATCAGTCGCTACATCCGCTGCCGTGGGTAATGAAGCCCCCGTCGCTGCTGCCAGTGCAACCGTGGCATCAGCCATTCCACCTAAAATCTGCTCGGTTTTGACGCCGTTTTTGGCAAGCATCTCAATAGCGCTTGCCGCTTCCGCTGCGCTAAATGCGGTGTCTTTGCCCAACTGTAAGGCCAAATTATTCAGCCGTTCCATCTGGTCATTGTTTGCCCCTAATACAGCCCCGGCCCCGCTCATTACTCTTTCAAACTCGGCAGAGGATTTTAGCGCCATTGTCAGGCCAGCGCCCACAGCCGCAATGCCGCCCACAGCCGCCGCCGCCGCAAATGCGCCTAGCTTTGAGACAGCGCCACCCACAACGCTTAGCCGACGTTCCACGCCGCCCATAGCGCTTTCAAACTGGCGCGCATCTGCCCCGATTTTGACGAACAGACTAGCTATTTGATTCGCACCGCCCATCCCTGCCATCGAAGCAAGAGACATTAGCTGTTACCCTTCTTCTTGCGCCGCTGCTGGTCAATCCGTGCCCGTGCCGTGTAAAAACGCTGCCACAATCGGAATTCCAGATTGCCCATCTTGCCTAGCAATTCCCCGATTGTGTAGCCCAAATGTTCCGCCAACTCAAAGAGGAAATAGTTCTCAGTTGGCTCTAAATCTGCGCTACCTTCACCAGGTACTAGGAACCACTGCCAACTTTTTTTTCAAATACTTCTGACGGTTCCATGCCGCTGGTTTCCATCACCCGCAGGGTGATAGCGTCAATCACGCCCGGACGCCCGGCCCGCAGCGCGGTCACATCGTCACCCGTCAGCTTTGGCTCTACCATGCCAGCAATCAGCGCCGCCGTCTGCATTTCCAGCACGTCAAGCTGGCCGTCTTTGCCGGTGTTGGCTTTTTGGATTGCGGCCCGGTCGGACAATGATAGCGGTTTGATTCGCACCGTGCCCAGCCCGGGCACTTCAAAGTCTTCCTCAGTAATCGTCAGTGCTTTCAAAAAATCATCACGAGAAACGTACATTTGTACTCACTTTCGTTTAGTAGGATTGTGTAACAGCATCGGTTCGTATACCGCTGCCGTCTTCGTTCAATAGTAAATCGGTATTTTCCAGCAAGGCCCGTGTTAGCCCTGCGCTGGTGTCGATAATGCCCGTTACCTGAAAATCGTAATCAACTGCCGCTTTGCCATCTACACCGATAGACGGCGAAAAGCCCGTAACGTGCGCCCGGATTGCGTCCACATAGTCTGTACTGCTGTGGTAGAGCAATAACCGCACGTTTGCCCCGTTCAAGAAATCAGAGCGCACCGAGCCTTGCGTACTGTTGGACGGGTCAAGGTTGCCGCTAAAACTGCCTGTAGCTCGGTTCAGGTTCGGAACATAGCGTTCAGCCTTATCCCCAAACGCAGTCACATCTACCGGCGTAGCCGATAGATCCAGCGACCATTCCCGTATCTCTCCCAACATTGCATCGCTGCCCGAAAAATAGACAACGCTTCCCGCCGTGCCACTCAGTGCGCTCATCATTCCCTCGCTTTTAGGTGAACGTCACAGGCCCGGAAACCTGAAAATCGTACCCCACATCTACCTTGCCATCCACAGACACACCCGGAGAGTTGCCCGTCAGATAGGCCGTGCCGACGTTGTAATAATTGCTGCCACTCACATACAGACGCAAGGCCAGCGCAGATCCGCCCAGCATCGTATTGCGTAGACTGGTCTGTGCGCTGTCGGCTGTGTCCATATTGCCGGAAAAGCTGCCAGTTGCGCCGCGAAGGGAGGGGATGTACCGCTCCCACACGTCGCCAAAAGCAGTCACGTCTACCGGGCTATGGCTCAGGTCTAGCGACCATTCCCGGATTTCCCCGACTGTTGTTGTGCCGCCGGTCATGTAGACCACCGACCCAGCAGTACCGCTCAAAGCTGCCATTTTCTAACTCCTATGATTCTTGCAAATCGATGCGATAAACGCCGCCAACGTGCCAAAATCCATCATCGTCACGATACTTGACACCGCTTGTCACCCGACATCGTTGTACACTGTAACCAGACACAACCAGCGCCGCATTCTGCAAAAGCTCGTGCAGGTGACTGTACACTTGCTGCGCCTCCCCTGGCCATGTCCGATTGCTGATCACCTTCAAGACATAATCTGCACGCAGTCCGGAGGATGAAAACGTATATTCCATTTCCCCCGGATTCTGCGCCTGAAATATGGCATAAGGCGGTGTCCCTCCCTGCACCGCCAGCGTATCGTATACGCTGACAGTCCCACCGCTTAGTGCTGAATTGATTGCGCTGCCTAGCGCAGCGTGAGGCGTTGCCATTAGTCTGCAATCCCCCCGAATTTATCGGCTAGGCTTGATTCCACCGCCCGCACCGCTGGCAACAGAAACGGCTGTGCGCCTCGCTTGCTTGTGCCTAGCTCCACATATACCGCATACTCTACCCCAGGCCCTACATAGGCGGTTGTGGCGTTTTCCGGTTCTGGCAAAACACCCATCTGCGTCCCAGGCCGTGCCGACGCCACCGAAGCCGCCGCCTCTGTCTGATTGCCGCCGCTTTTGCCGACTCTGGAATAGATGCTGTTGCGAAGCGCTCCCGTATCCACTGGCGCATTGATTTTAGCTTGCCGCTCAATAGCAAAGGCCGTAGCCGCCACCGCATCGGCCACATTGCCGGGAATCTTACGGATAAGTGCGTTTAGTTTGCGTGTATCCAGTTCGACAATCGTAGAGTTCCGGGCCATCGATTAGCCTGCCTGGGCAAATGAAATAAGTTCTTTGGCCCGCTTCATCCCCACGCCGGGAATATCAGTCAGCGCCGAAATACCGTTTGCCTGAAAGAAAATCAACAGGTCATCTTTGGTGTCTAGCCCCATGTAGTAAAGCGCCGCTGCAATCTCTGTACTGACGCCTTTGCATTTCGTCCAGTCCACCAGCTTGGCTTGTGGTTCGTCCTCAGTCGGCGGTGCTGGGTCGCTGGCGATTTCCTCCCGAAACGCATGAGCGGAAAAGGCTTCCGGTGCAGTCAGTTCGACAACAGGCGGATTCTTCACCCATTCTCGGTAGCCTGCGGCTTCCAACCCGGCCACCTGCCAGCGCTCTCCATCGGGTATAAATATTCGCCCGCCCTTTTCGTGAATGAGTACAATCATCGCCGCCTCCTAAATAAATGCGCTGTGTGCCGGTTCTGCCATTATTGCGTTGATTGTCTGGTTGGCAATATGCCCTCGACACATCACCCGGCATTGTCCATCCACCGCACACGCACCACCGGCCCGCTCCCAAATGTCGGCAAATAGCTCTTTCGTCAAATCACCCAACAGCGCCCCGGATTGCTCTCGCCTATTCACACAGCGCCAAATTTTGCCGTTTGGTGTGATAACCGTCTGCATTCCAGACCAGTAGCAGGTTTCGTAGCCGTGCCCTTGCCATTTCTGGTAATCGCCGAAGCGCTCTAAATCCATCGAAACAAACGGATTACCACCATGCACCCGCAAGCGTTCAATTGCCGCCGACATCCAACCCGTATCCTCTGCAATCGTTCCCGGTTCGGTTGCCGCATAATGAACAGTCGGTCGAAATTGCACATAGTCAGCGCCCATCGACTTGCCCAGCGTTATCATATCCCTGCTCTGCTGATAGTTGTCTTTGTGTAGCAAAAAGCCAACACCGACAACCGCCTTGCCCTCTGCCTCCGTCAATCTGGCAATTCCAGCCGTAGCCCGCTCGAAGCCATCCACGCCCTTGCTACGCTTGTATGCGTCCGGTGTACATTCGTCCATACTCACGTAAACCCAAGTACAAAGGCTTTTCAGCAGCGCCGCCCGGCTTGCGTCAATATGCCCGCCGTGTGTGTACAGTCCCACCTGCAAACCGGAATTGACAGCGTGCCTTATAATGTCATCAAAATCCGGGTGCAGCGTAGGCTCACCGCCGCCGGTAAATGTCACCGACTGCACACCGGCCCGGCTCAATTCCCATAGAATCCGAAAGGACAGGGTAGTTTCCATCAAATCCCCGCCCGCTATTCTGTCGGCTGGCCCTTGCCGCTTGCCCGTCAGCGGCCCCCGTGTGTGCGTAAATCCGAAATGACACCAGCTACACCCCAAAGAACATCGGTTCGACAAGTCTATTTCTACATTGACCGGTGCGCTTGTTTTGCCGCTGGTTTTCAGTTCTATCAGCTTGTCCAAATGCCAAAGCGACTTTTGCCGAGGGTCGATATAGTTCATTTTGCCTGCTCAAAAAACGGCGTATTTGGTTGTGGCGTGCTGGTAATCACGTCTAGCCCGTTATTTAGTCGCCCCGGCCCGTTGGCAATTACGATATTCACAAGACCGCTATCCTCTGGTGTCGCTGCATAAAATATTCGATATTGTGCTTTTCGCTATCCCAGTAATCAGCTACTAGCCCGAAACGTTGCCTCTGGTCGAGGTGACGAAAGGGAATGTCACCGTAGGAGAGATTGAACCCCGTTTCTAGCGCCCGTGTGCTGAAATCCACATCCTCCCAACTGGACACCCGAAAATTCTCATCCCAACCGCCCAGCGCTTGCCATGCCACCGACGGCGCACAGACGCACCAGCCTTCGAGATACGGGAAACCATGCACCTTTTTCAGACACGGCCCGATAATGCCATCTCCGCCCGAAGCGGCCAAGTAGCGCACAAATGACCCTTCGCAAATTACGTCATTACTCAGAATCACATACCAGTCAGCAGCCCCGGCGATTTCAGCCGCCCGGTTGATAGCCGCCGAATAGCACAGTCGTTCGGTTCGATGCACGTACCCCATAGCCGGGTAGGGTGTCTGGCTGGCATTGTCAATCACCACAATCCGACAATCCGGCTCGTGCAATTTCAGCGATTCCACCAACGGCAGAGTATAGCGCTCCCAGCCGTCAATCCCGATAATCAGCGCGGCCACTTTCATGCTGCCACTAGCTCTTTCTGCCCGTTCTGGTGGACTTCCAGCGCAGGAGGCTCTACCAGTTGCAGAACCTTGCCCCGCTTGCGCTCTGTGGCCGTTGTAACCGGCGCTGCAGCCGTTTTTGGCCCTGCCACTTCTCCAGCCAGCCGAGCCATCAGCGGACGCCACTGGTCACGTACAATCGCATCCCAGCTATATTCGCTGTGGATAGCCGCTGACGTTTTCAGCCGACTGGATAGCGCCCAGGGCTGTCCATGTTGCTGCTCATGCAGGCTATTCAGCGCATCCGTAATCCCCTCGTGGTCGGGCCATGCTTGCCAACTGTTCTGTGGCGTCCAAATCATATCCCGTGGCTGAATTGCATAGCCCCATCGCACCAGTTCAGGCATTGCGGAAAAGTCCGTCACAATCACCGGCGTACCGCACGCCTGCGCCTCTACAATGGGGATACCGAAGCCCTCAGACATTGTAGCGCCCAGATATACATCCGCTGCGTTGTAGAGCATCGCCAGATAATCGGCAGGCATCCCCAAGAAATTCTTGTAGCGGTCGGGAAACATCACCCGGTCAAGAATACCCAGATTCTTGCACAGTTCGGGCAAATCCAGCCCGCCATACATCGGCGTCGGTTCGGTGTGAATGTACAGCCGCGCCCCCGGCTTGTCTTTGGCGAAGGAAGCCCAGGCCCGGATTTGCACCTGAAACGCCTTGCGGTCGGGATAGCCTTTGTTTGCCGCCACAATCACCGCCAAATGGTCACAGTCAGGCCCGAAAACAGCTTTGCGAAACTCTGCCACCTTTGCCCGGTCATCCAACACCCGAAAAACGCCCGGCTCAATTCCGTGCGGGATATAATGATTTACCACCCCCGCATCGGCCAGCATCTTAGCGCCCCATTTGGAGTAGGTCAGCGGTAGGTGTGCGCCTTTCAGGCAGTCGAGAACCCGCTGCGGTACAGGGTCGTGGTCAATTGGCAGCCAGGGACACCAGAGCGCCGGTTTCACCTTTTCAGCCGTGCCGTGCATCACCCACACGTCAATCAGGCTGATAACCACATTCGCTGCAAAGTCTTTTGTATGCGCCGCTATGATGTCATTGCCGTAAGCGTCAGCCCCGGCAGGATAGACACGAAAGCCGCTGACGTTGTGGATACCGCCCTGCAATCCATACCATGCAAAAATGCCGATATTGTCCCGCCCGTCAATTTCTGGCAATTTAGCCAGTCGGGGCAGTAGACTTTGGCCCTGCACACCGTAACCGCTACTGGCCCAGGGCGCGTTACTGGAATAGAGCAACCGCAATTTTCCCAAGCTAATTTCGCCTTTCCTCATTGAATGCTTTTGCTTCCACCTGCAACGCTGTCAAATGGTCGGCGTCGTTGGGAACAAACGTCACCTCAAAGGTGCGAGAATCAATCAGCAACCGGTCACGGGCTAAAATGTCCGTGCTAGTCGGCACAGTCACAAACCATCCGCCTGTACTCTGCACCTGCCCGCCTGTGTAGCGTTCCCGGTCGGTTCGGCTGTTGATAGGGTACAAATCACAGACAACCGTACCTACTGCCGCCCACGTCTCCCGCTGTCCACCCATGCCATCGGCGCTGTATGTAGCCCGCTCAATAATGCAAGTGGATGACATTGTTTCATCTTCCACCGCCCTCATTGCGGTTAGCTCGGCTGCGCTCAAGACTGGCATTAGGCAAAGTCTCCCCGCACAATGTTCACCTGCCGCCCCTTGCCCCGACTGTCAAAACTCATTGCCATAGACTGACAATGCTCAAACCACTGCGAACGGCTAAAGCGCCGCCCCTCTTGTTGGAAGTCGTAATAGCTCGAATACAGCCCGGACAAATCCCGCCAACCCTCTGCCGCTGCCCCGTTTAGGTCAAAAGAGCGTCCATCAAGATACCGTGCGCTCCCCTTCTGGTCAGCGTTGAAACGAAAAATGCCCCGCTGCATATCGAGGCTATCAGGCGTCCAAGCCGTACCATTGCTGTCATACAGGCGATAAGCAACCGTGCCGCTAACTGTGCCTTCTAAATTTTGATAGGGGGAATTGTACACTTTATAGACAACGCTACCCGCCGCAACCGTTAGCGGTTGAACCTGTAACGGCTCTTGCCAAAAATCATAACGGGCATTGTCTAAAATTTGCTGCGCTCTATCGTCGCTGATTGTGGCCGTGCCCACACCGCCGCACATAGCGCGCCATTGCGAAATCAGTTCTGCCATTCCAGATCGTGCAGCCATCTGTCATTCTCCAAAAGCGCCGGGATAGGGGAGGGTCTACCCCGGCGCAATCTATAGAATCTAAGTGCCCGGCTGTACGTCAAGCTGGACAGTCATCTGGCCGAATGTGCCCGTGCCCTCTTCGTTGTAGCGAAGTTTCACGAGTTGCCCAGCCGTCAGCGCACCCGCCGAAACGGTGAACGCCACAGGGGTCAGCGCCGTCCATCCAGCCGTGCCGCCGATAGTGCCAGCAATAGCCGTCATAGCTGTACCTGCTGTGTCACCGTTGTAGAGCGCCAGGTCGAAATAGTTGGAGTTGGAAGCGCCAACAGCGTTGGAGACAGTCGCATAAGCAGAACGGATTTCGCAGGCGAAAGGCGCACGCCAGATCGCAATGTCATCATCTGCAGCCGGGTCATAGTCCAGAGAAACGACAACAGGGAGATAAGTAGTATTTCCAAACATAGCTCATATCCTCCTTATGTCGGTTCTGTGGCGTCGGCAGTGAAGCCCACACCAAACGAATCACGAATCACACCATAGCCATACCCGGCGCTCATGTTCAATTCCCACGCCCGGAGGCTGGCATCACGCTCAGGCTCCATAACCGGCGCTTTGCGAACATCGAACCCGATAG